TTAGTTCGCTCCTTCCACCTTGCTCAAGTGTTCTATAGCTTCCTGCTTTATTCGATATACTGAGGTGGTAGATTTATCTATTTCCTCAGCAACTTGCCAAGCGTCAAGAACATTCAAGTAGAACAGCCTGAGAACAGAACGTTCAAGCGGATTGGCTAGCTTATCGATTAGCCTAGATATTTCCATTCTCTCTTCATTAAGTCGCTCAATCCTCTGAAGTGTATCCTCTTTTAGCTTCAGAACACTTATAGGGTTATTCTCTGCTGTATTTACCCTGCTTGTTTGTACTCTGGTATTGCTTAGTTCTTGCTTTTTGATAATACCACTTTCTAAAGCTGCAAGCTCTAAATATAAGCCTTCTATCTCTTTGTTTATCCACTTAACGCCCTCTAGTTTTTCTTTTACCTGCTCTAGTGTCATGCCTCGGCCTCCTCTATGATATAATAGTCTTTGTGAGAACTATTAGCTGAGACAGAGAGTGTCTTGGCTTTTTTCGTTTTCTCTATGTTCGCTCTAGCTTCAAATGCTTCCCCGTGAGAAAAAATGTACAATGACGGTGTGAAGCTCATAGAAGTGCGTGGGGAGGGAGATATAGCCACTTTCTCGGCGTTCGCTCGGAGTTCAACACACATAACCCTGACATTTTCCAGGCATATTTACTGCCACTACCTAAGCAAAATCTCACCTTTTCTAACCCTCGGTAAACCTCTCTACCTTGTGGTAACCTTGTACTTTTTATATATGCTACCGCACCCTTTTTTGGAACGCTCTACTTACTTAAATCCTTGATATATCTAGCTTTTTTAACATTCAAACCGTCTAATATGTAGTATTTGTTTGTTTTGTAAATTGCACACTACTTCATATCGTCCTACAATCTCAAACCATTCAGCCAAAATCTATCCCCTTTTTCAATATACTTCAAAAACTTCTTATAGTGCTTATGATACCTGTCACGCTTCATATACTTTGGTCTTTCAGGGAAACCATCAAACATATATCCACCACGTCTAGGACTCCACCCTGGTTCTACCTTTCTAGCTTCTTTCAGTGCAAGCTCCCAGTAATATTGGCAATCCGTTTTACTGCGGTTCAGGGTGCTCTTGTGGATATCTAGACAGGTACCGCAACTAAAATACAAATACCGTTTATAAAGCAACCTGCACCGTCTACCACAATCAGGGCAAAGAAAGAAATAACGATAACCACCCTTAGTTCCTGGTATTCTTGCTAAATCAAATGACTCTCCACCAAAATCAATCTCTAAATTATCCAAATCAATCTCTAAACCTTGACCGTCCAACTCGGCTATACCCTTAGATATTCCTCTCAGCTTCATTGGTTTAGTGATTGTTTCTATTGCTAACCGCTTCATTATTTCCCCCTATATGGAAAAACCCAAAACTATTGCCTAAATGTCAAAAGGGGATTGCTCCCCTGTGTTTATTGACCAGAATAATCAGCAAGGCCTTTATATTCGCCCTCTACGTCCAATTTTTGGAATAGGTTAATACTTTCATTACCCAGCATTTCCAACGTACCAAAAGCAGTCATAGAGTTCATAAGGATAGGCTTATCAGAAAGCAAGCGTTCAGCATAGTCTAATAGTTCCAGTTCGTAGTCTGTGACCTTATTCAGCAAGCTCTCAAAGTCCTCTGACTCTTTGAGTTGAAGCACGCGCTCCCGTTTATAACGTTCTTCAAATGCTTCATCGTTCACTGGTTGCTTGTAATAGTCTTTGAAACTGTCACAAATACGTTTAAAGATATAGTTTAGTTTCTTATCCTCCACGTACTCAGCTACTAGCGTCCCTTTATTCTTGTAGGTCAATGAGATTGCAGGCTGGCAATATGTTCCAGTCATATATCCCAGTAGCGCGTGACCTGCCACCATAGCAGTATCTAGGTCTTTAAATTCGTAAGTGAAATTAAATGTTTTTGCTTTATCTGAAAATGTTTTTAATGTCATGTTGTTTCTCCTCTTTCTGTTTTTAGGGTGTCACTAGTAGTTACACCATTGCAAGGGGGTCGGTACTATCTACCCCATTTTGTTTAAATGTTTTAGTGTTTGTCAGGTACTGCTTTTAGTTCGTTAATCTTTCTTTTACATCCGTCATGTTCCACTTCCTCTTTTTTATTTTAAGGTAAATTATGTAATATTTTTCGTATTCTGTGACCTTCTGTGACAAAGAACGTCACACGTTCAAACCCTTGAGGCTCTAAGTGTTTCACCACCCTGTGACCCTGTGACGTTCTTTTGTTTTATCGTTCCTATATATATAAATACTGCATTTTTCTCTATATATAAGAGTTAGAAAGAATGTCACAACGTCACACCTATTCCCCTAAAGCTAGATATATCAAGGCTTCAAGGGGTGTGACCTTCTTTTTAGAGAACGTCACACAACGTCACACTTTTTTTAAGAAAAGCAGTATTATCAAGGGTTTAAGCAAAAAAAGAACGTCACACTATTCTTGTTTAGTGATAGAATGTTGAGGTGTCCGCATTTTTGTCTTGTCAACGTCCCATGCCTCTAGTTTTTCAAAATCTTCTGGAGGAACTCTTTTCTTTCTTAGAGAATACCGATTGGGTGTTAACTGTTGTAGGTGTCTGATAGTATCTTTTCCTGCCCCGTAAACATTGGGCTTGGGTATTCCCATATCTTCAGCATAGTGCTTCAGTGATCTAGTCAATATAAAAACGGGTACTACGTCCAGTTCATGCCAACCTTTTTCCATGTATTCATGCTTAACCCATGAAAGCAAGTAGTCATTTTCTTCCTGGTATTCTTCTAGAAGGCCTTTGGCTGCTTTAGGTTCGATAAAGTGAGTAAATGGCTCTTGATTGATAGCTTTGTAGAGGGCATATTCTAGGACTTCCTTGTTTGCTAAAAATTCATTTTTAATCCAAGGCTTTTCCTTCTCCCCGTTAAAGTCAGCATTAAAAGGGACAATCATAATTCTACGATACCAGCCTTTTGTCTTGTTGCCACCATTGGGGAGATAATTCCCTGAAAAGATATTGAATAACTTGAAAGTAGCCTCAAAGGCTGGGCGTCCTTTGGGGTTGACCAGTACTGTATCGCCACTAGTGATACTCATTAAATCAGACGGATTTTTCAAGTATTCATTAGGTGCTTCATCTCCAATATTACAAACTTTTCCTACCAATGTTTCTAAGTTATGCTTTTCAGCAAACTGTGCAGGTTTTAAGGCTGATATATTGCTTTCCCCTATCAGATTGATAAGAAAGCGCTGAAATGTCCCTTTACCATTGTTACCGTCCCCGTAGAAGATAGCAAACTTATTTCGGGTATGGTTAGGGTTGACAGCTTCAAGGATAATTTGCCAAAACAGTGTCACTAGCTCACTATCATTACAAGCGATTGAGTTTAGCCAATCATCAAAAGTTTTTCCCTCTCTATCTGTTGGGACTCGTTTAGGCGCGTGGTATGCCGTGCTTATCTTGCTTGTAATTACATACTTAGGACTAAAGGGGAGTAGCTTCTTAGTTTCTAAGTTGATAATGCCATTCTGTACGGGAATGAGGTTGGAACTTTCTAAAGGTTTTCGTATCTTTGTTAGTGTTCTAACCATTAACTTAATCTGCGGCCACTCTCTGGGTTTAATTCTCACATCAAAAGTCTTACACAATAGATTAAATAGATCATTACTAGCTGTATAGATACCCTCGTCTAAATCGTAGATATAGAGTAGACTATAATCAGCTATATTGCTCTTGCTGATAAAAGTAAATGTGACAATCTCGCTCAGTATTTTAGCTACAGTGAATGTCTGAGGTATGGCAACCTTTTCGGTAACGTCCCCTGTGGTCTCATTTACCTTAGTTTCGGTATGTTCTGCCCGCCATTCTTCACCAGCTTTAAAGATACGATTTTCAAGCTCCTTCATCGTTCTAGGAGGGTGTTCTTGCTCTCTGACCTCCATGATTTCACTTTTTAGGTTTTCTAATTCTTCTAGTTCTATGGTTCTAACCTCTCTTTCTATATTCAGCCCGTGCTATACTACTAAAACTGCGGTCTAGCTCTTCAATAGGCAATGGTTCAACTGTCACGCTATTTGCTATCTTTGTCAGTTCATAGGCGGTCTCTAGGTCACAATCAACCCACTTATTGAAGAGTAATCCCACAAAGCGTGTCAGCGCTACGTTGCGCCCTCCTTCGTCTCCAAATCCGTTGAAAAGCGTGTCAATAATCCTCATAGTCATTGACCTCTGGCCACTTACTCTAGGTTTATAACGCTCAGTAGTTCCTTGCTTCGCTCTTGGTTCAACCTTGGGGACTGGATAATCTAGGCCATGCTCCACAACCTTTTGATAACTTGCTGGGTCGCCTGTTGTGACTGGTAGCCCTTGGAGTTGTGACCAGGTTAAACTGGCCATGTCAAAGGGTAGCCCAATCTTGTCAGCAATCTCTTTTACTACCTGCTTATAGGTTGCCTCGTTCATCACGTTGTTAGATTTCACCACAAGGCGAAAACGGGGCTTTTCTATGCTATGTTTGATAGTCGGGTATAAGATATAAGAGTAGCCAAACAAGGCGCTAGAAACGGCTTCTATGAAGCTCTCAGACGTCCCTTGTATATCGTCATAATCAAGGAAAATCAAATCCCGATAGATTAGACTGGAGTTGTTTCGTTTGTAACTCCCGTTTTTCTCCGGCATAACCTTACCACTTAAACAATATGGCGCCTGGGTTCTTTTGTATTCCTCCGGATCAGCACTTTCAGGGACTACCAAAGGCTTAAAGCGTTCAATGTACTGGAACGGCTCAATCTTATCAAATGGATAGACAAGATTACTCTGGAAACCTCTAGCCTCGTAAATTGTCATTCATCCACCCCCAGAAACTTCCAGATGTCAGTTACTAAATAGTAAATCATTCTTGAACCATCGTCCGGCGGTTGATAGCGTCTTAAACCCTGACTTTCCCACTTATTCAGCGTGTTGTCACTAATTTTCAATTCCTCTTTGAGTTCAACTCTATTTATTAACTTGGTCAATCTTGGCGGTACTTTCTCACGCGCTTCCAGGTATCTTTCCACTACCTCCAGAATGCCATGCGCTAGGTCTTGCTCGCTTTCTCGGCTTAGGCTAAACATATCCGCCCACCTCCTTCAAGGTTTCTTTGTAGCTTTCTAGGTCGCTATTCATCAACACCGCTAGGCGCTTGCTCTCCTCCTGTACTTGGTTGTAAAAAGCCTTAGCGCCATCTAGTAACTCGCCTTTATTCGCCGGAATAAAGTACCCACTAAAAACGCCGCATCTAACCCCTACAATAGGGATGTTGTGCTTAACTACTAGACGCTTGATAATGTCACGTACAGTTCTTTCTGTTAGCTTGGTTGTCAGGCTAATTTCTGACCCTGTTATGGAGTTCTCAGCCCCTACCTTGATTAATCTTAATACTCGTTTATCGTTCTCTGATAGACTCATTCCATCCCTCCCCATACGTTGACTCCTGCAAGCTGGATATATCGCCCATATTCAGGGTTTAAATCCTCGCTAGGTGTTTTTATCGTCTGTTGGTTTTCTCGCTCAATTTGGGCGCTTTTTTTGCGGTCTCGGTGGTTTAAATAAAGCAGTAAGCCAATCAAAATCACGATTAAGACAGCAGCCTGTGTGTTACTTATATCTAGTTCATTCATAAGCTCCCCCTCCTATTCTCCTGTTCAAGGTTTTAATACTTGTCATTTCATCACGGTTTTCTTGATTGATTTTATTGCAATCATTAATCACTCCCCCTAGTACGCTCGGTTCATTCTTTCTTATTTTGAAAAAATCATTTTTTACTAGCCTTGTGATGTAAATAGAAACGGCAACAATATTGATTTTATTTCCTTGTTCGTCATGATATCCATGTTTCTCCATTTCGTCTTTTACCATATCCAAAAAAGGGGTTGGTGTTTTTGTTTTTAATATTCTAGCCTTAGCCTGTTTATGTAAATCAAACTCTTTTGCCAATTCTGTGATGTTTTTAGTCAAAAAAACGTCATAATTTGATAATTGTTCTTGCTCTTTTCGCCTATTATCCTCAGAAAGTACCTGCAAAGATAACCTAAATAAATCACTAACGATATTAAATAACTTATCTTGTAGCCGTGGGTTTGATTCTTTTTCTGCTATGCTTTCTAGTTGATCGCTAAAATCTTCTATTTTTTCGCTAATCATTTCTAAAGTTATTGTCATGTTTGTTTCCTTTTTTTGTCTTTTACTATCCAAGATATCCTCGCACTCTCCTCGACCAAAATTTGAGTGTGGGGATTTTGAATGGTTGTTTCTTATACAGTTTTTCCTGTCACATGCCTCACGCTCAGAAGTTTGCCGACCGAGAGCGTGGGGCTTTTTTGAGTTGTTTCTTATACAGTTTTTCTTGTAATTTCTATCCTCACGCTCAGACTCGCCAAATTGAAAGCGTGAGAAAGTACCAGTTTAAAGAGTTGGCGCTCTATGCTTTTCAAAACCTTTTCTAATTGCTTGCCTGCACTTCGGTTTTCTTAGTTTTTCTTCGTTTTGTTATTTACTCATAAATCTCTGACAACTCTTTGTAAATGCCGTCTGGTATTGCTCTCATTGCTTTCTGTTGCAATTCAATCGCCTTGGTCTTGTCGTTGTCCTTGCTGGTGTTTGATTCAATGATTCCAGTTAAGGCTAAAACCTGTCTAAAATATAAATCCATTTTCAAACGTTGACCGGCACTGACCTCTTCTTTTATCTCCTGCTTGCTTCTTAGTAGGAAAATCTCACTAAATTCCCCATCTTCTACCCTGTAGTCAATAACTTTACGGTAACGCCAATTTGATAAACGTCCCTTGATGGCTTTTTCTGACCAAGTTGGTAAAGCGTCTAGTATTAAGTCTACTGTGATGATTCCATTTTCTTCTTGTATGTTTCTTAGTATTTCTTGTGTAAATACTTGTTTTCCCATTCTTTACCTCATTTTTGGGTACGCAAAAAGCGCACTCTATTTCTATGTTTGACAAATAAGAGTACGCATGATAAGATATTTACGTACCTCATTTGTGGTGCATCGCCGTCTATCGTGTTCTGTCGCCAAACAAGTGACACGGTAGGCGGTTTCGTTATGGTTCAGACTTTACAAGCTCAATCCCTCGCATGACTATATCTGTTTTAGTCATGTTTTTCTTTTTGGCAAGTTCTTCTAAATTATTAAAATCCTGTTCAGTCATTTTAATTTTTAGTTGCTTGTTTTTTGGGTTATCGCTTTTAGGTCGTCCTAATGTTTTCCCCATTTTTGACCTCTCTTTCTTTTGGGGTACCCTTTTATTATATAACGGTGTACCCTTTAAGTCAACCCCTAAACCGAAAAAAAATTTAAAATCTTCCCAGCGTACCTTATTTTATTTTCAATGTACTAGCGGAAACCGCTATATTATGCTATAATCTAGATATAAATCTTACTAAAACCTCTTTAATAATAGCTTGCCTGCTTTTTGTTAAATTCGTTTTAGTCTTAGTGTGAAAGGCTTTGCGGTGTGGTTATTGCTAAGCCTTTTTTGTTGCAATCACGCGCTTCTTTGGCGTGTTTTTTTATTTCTGAATGCCATAGCCTTGATTTCCTGATAACTCATATTCAAGCCAATCATGGCTATTACCATGTCTTCAAAGGCTTGATATTGCTCCAGCTCGTCACTGGTCAAGCTATCGATGCCATTATAGCCTCCACGTTCTTCCCTTAACTGCTTAGCGTTCCTGTCGGTTACTGCTTTTAGTAGCAGGTTGTTCATAGTGCTATGCGCGTGCTTGGGTGCTTGTTCCCAGTTCTCAATACTGTCATGCAAGGTTTTTCTTTTTGGCTTTTCTAGCGCCCTCTGCATACGAAACTTAGAAAGCTCCTCACGCATTTCAAAGAAAGCTTTGACCAGGTTCATTTTGAATTTACGAACTGGTTCTGTATTTCGTAAGTAAGTGATTAACAAAGTAGCTTGTTGCTCGTTCAAAATATAATCTCGTACATTTTGCCCACTCTCTGAAGGTGAAATTTTAAATTGCACCTTTCCGAAGCTCTCAAAGTCCTCTCTGTGCTTATTCAGCAAAATCTTTAAATGTCTGTGCTTGATTTCTGCACATTCTGCAACAATACTGCTTAATGTGTACGGCTCTTTCTTGCCGTCCATATAGACTAGTTCCATTGTGGTTCTACCTCCTGCATGAATCTGGTTAGCTTGCTTGTCAGACGGCTCTTCTCGTCCATATTCTGAGCCTCTGCAATGGCTTTGGCTAGTGTATCGATATAATACCGCTCTACCTCTGCCAACGTGCCAGGGGCTTTTATAGTGGTCTGTGGTTCTTCCACCAATTCCCCAGCCATGTAGTAGCCATTTAGTCGGATTTCTTTCAGAATGTGCTTAACAACTTTTTTAAACTCTTTTGCTAGTGGTTTGCGTGACTGCGATAAAACTTCATAGACTCCGAACTCTGTCAACATATTCATTTCTCTTTTTTGACCTGCCCTAGATATTACATAGGTCAGCTTTTCATCATCATCTACCCGTTTTAGTAAATCCGTGGTGTTTTGGATTTCAATCATCTCAGCAACCTCTACCGCTACAAATAACGGATTTTGAATGTCTCCATAAACATCAAAGTGTTTAGATCCAAATCGTTGAGTTGTTACAACTTCCAAAACTTCCTTTTTGTTGTGTGTTTCTCCTTTGGGGTAGAAGTTCCCAAAAAAATCACATAAATCTTTTTGCTGTGTTGTCATGTCTTGCTTAACCTCTCTGTATAACTGATTTAGTCTTTTTCTGCTTTTCTTGTTGGGCTTATGTTTGCCCTGTGCCCATTTGCCAACTGTTCGGGGGTTTATGCCTATCCGTTGGCCAATAGTTACCAAGTTCATCCCGTGAGTGGTTTGCATTTCATCGATGACCCTTGTATAGTTCCTCTTCATTGCTTGCCTGCCTTTCGTCAATCCCCAGTGGTAAAGCACCAGTGGAGTATCTTGTAGATGTAATATAGTATTGCGATTGGGTTACTCCTTTCTATATCCGTTTAAATCGGATATTAGCTTAAAAAAATAATGTCGTCATAAGCAACACCGAAAAGTTTTTCAATCTCTTTTACTTGGGCAACATCAGGAAAACTTTTTCCATTTTCCCACTTACTCCAAGTAGTTGTAGAAATTCCTAATTTTTGTGCTACCTCTGATTGTTTCATGTTGCTATTAGCCCGCAACGCTTTCAATGTAAGACGCAAATAGCCCTCACTCCTTTCTTTTAGATATCCGTTTAAATCGGATACAATGACAGTATACGGTAAAACCGATAACTTGTCAACACTTTTTTTGATTTTATTTTCTTTTTTTTTGTTTCCCTTGCTTTTTCTACGTTTTAACCGTATAATTAAATTATGAATTATAGAAAGGCGGTTGCACCATGTCATTAGGAAATAAGCAAATAATGGCGAACAATATCAAAAGACTTTTAAGTGCAAAAGGTTTAAACCCTCGTCAATTAGCTATTGCATTAGATTTTAAGTATACAACCGTCAACGATTGGGTAAATGCTAAAACTTACCCACGTATAGATAAAATCGAAATGCTGGCTAATTTTTTCAACGTTTCAAAGTCTGACTTAGTAGAAAATAAAAACGCAGAAACACCTACCACTTCCCCCATCCAATCCATCTATGACCAACTCACTCCACCAAGACAAGAAAAAGCCTTGACTTATCTTAAAAAGCAGCTGCTGGAGCAGAAAAACGAAAACATAGTATCAGAAAATATTATCAGTCTGGACGACTATAGGGAAAGCAAGACGCTCCCTGTTATCGGAGTTGTAACCGCCGGAAACGGGATAACCCAAGACGATAACCTAAACATGGAAAAATGCTTTTATACTGATGAAATACCAGACGACTACGACGCTATCGCTTATGTCGTCGGCAACTCTATGGAGCCAAAGATAAAGAATGGCGACTACCTATTTATCAAGAATACACCTCAAGTTGACTATAACACTATCGGTATCTTCCAAGTAGACGGCGCTAACTACGTCAAGAAACTGCGTCAGGGGTATTTAGAAAGTCTTAACCCTGAATGTGCTGATATTCAACTAGACGAAAGCAACGATATACGCACCATCGGCGAAGTCGTGAGTATATATAGAGAGAATTAAAAAGGAGTAAAAAAAATTATGAAATTTTGTCCTGAATGCGGAAATTCTGTTGTCGGTTGCAAGTTTTGTCCGAATTGCGGATACTCAATCAATGCCCCGCTTAAAACAACTCCCCAAAAAGTAGCAACTCCATCGTCTAGACCTTCTACTGTAAGAAGTAAACGTACTGATAAAGTCGGACCTCTTGAAATAGACAAAAATCATCGTACATATAGAATACACGGAGCAAGAAAAGCAAAAGGTTCATCAGGTCTGATTGGCGGAACTGCTAAAGTTGTTGGAAAAACTACCTTAGCGCTTGGGACAGGCGGTTTGTCTTTGATTCCATCTTTAATTAAAAAAGATAAAAATGATACCGACTGGTACTCCTTCGATGATTTAGTATCTTACGAATTAGTTATAAACGATCAGTCTGTTGTTTCCGGCGGTGTTGGACAAGCTTTAGTAGCTGGGGCGGTATTTGGTGTAATAGGAGCCGTAGCTGGCGGAATCGTCTCTAAAAGAAAAGCAACTACCAAGATTTTGAATATGACAATCCGAATAACATCTAACGATTTTACTAAACCAGTTGTTTTTATAGATTTAATTAAAAAACCTGTTAAAAACACATCTAAAGAATACAAAGAAGCTATTGAAAATGCTCAAAAGATTATTGGAGCTCTAGATGTTATTACCCATAATTCATAAACAAAACTCCCCAACCTCATCGAATGCCCCTCTTTTTCATGGTCTATTGTGCAAAAACGGGGAAAATTGAAGAATAGAAAGCCGATTTACAGACTAAAGCGTAAAATTGGGCAAAAGTGCAACAAACATGAAGCGCATCGCTACTATTTTTCTTTTAGGGCTGCCGAAAGTGCCGAAAATGCGACCTATAGCATACCCACGCGCCACAATATCCAACAATCCTGAAGCGCGTGGAATTTACTTAGAAAATAAAAAATAGTTGATTTAACAACGTTTTTAGCCTACTTGGAATTTACTTGGAAAATAAAAAAGTACAAAAAAAGCGACAAAAAAGTTGATTTTTAATAAAAAAACGATATAGTTATATTAGAAAGTCGCTTGTAATTCTGATATGTCTGCGTATTTTTCGTAAGTTGCCTATTGGGTAACCTGCTATCAGTTAAGGGCTTTTATATTTTACAAAAAAATCAGTGTATCGGCTTATTATGTTGGTACACTTTTCTTTTTACTACACTAGTTTTCTACAACAAAAAAAGACAAGCTAGCTGCTGCTGACTTGTCTAATATCGCCTGAACTGAAATAACGGGAAAGATTCAGGCGATTAGTAGCATCTTGAGAGATTGGAAGCAGAAAGGTCTGGTTACTGTTGAGTTGGGACTCTTTCAAACCTCTTAGTCTACGCTATTATTATACCACTCTTGCATTTAAAAAGTGACTGACGGCATTTCTCACGCTCATCAGTCTATAACTCTCTAATGAAGTATAATGCGGTATAATTTAGACGATTTTCAACACTTCGGCATTTTAGGAACGCTTAAAGCGCTCTAAACAATATCAAAAAAAATAAAACTCTTGAAATATTGGGGCTCGTATGCTAGAATGAAAGCATAAAGGGAAAAACAGTGCTTCTAGCATATGTAACTAAAAAGCCCCACCGTTCCAGCGATGGGGTTTTTTGCTACCCTCTTAAAGGGTTAAAAGCTACTTGCTACGTCTCTTTATCCATAACTTGAAAAGCTCAGATAAGACGTTAACAAGTAACGGAGCTAGAAAAAGGGAAAACAACTCTAGCATATATAACACCTCCCTTCTCTAAATTGAGGGGGCGAAAACATTATATCAAAAACACCCATCACAAACAAATTGCAGGGCAGTCAATCTGGGAAATCGGCAGACGACTGAAACATGTCAAAGAACGTAATCTTACCCACGGTCAATTTGGAAGTTGGGTAGAGAGTATAGGAATTGCTAGAGCAGAAGCAAGTAGATTTATAAAAATAGCTGAAGAGATTCCAAATTTGGGCACGTACACAAATTTGGGGACAAAGGCCCTTTATCTCATTGCAACTCTTCCAGCAGAGGAGAAATAAGCTCAAATTGACAGGATTGAGCAAGGTGATAACCCAACGGTCAGAGAATTGCAAGATTTGAAATTAAAATTTTCTGCAGCTAAAAGAAAAATAATGGAACTGCAAAAGGGGCAAGAACCGACTAAGGAAATCGTGAAAGAAGTTCCTGTTATGCCAGCAGACTACCAGGAAGCCCTCCAGAATCGTCAACAGCTAGAGGAGCGTGCCAAGTCGGCAGAAGAAAGGAATTAGAGAGTGAATGAAATATCTTTATCAAACAATCTTAGTCAGATTGAACTAGAAATCACCCATAACAAACAAACTCATATAAGCCCCATATCTACTAGTTTTGTTGATGTCAACAAATGTCAACCACTTACAATATTTTAGAAAGGATGCTTTATTATGGAACTCCAACAGTACGATGAATTAACTTTTGAAAATATCAAACACATAGACGAAAATGGAGTAGAATTTTGGTACGCTCGGGACTTACAAAAGACCCTTGAGTATACAGAATGGAGAAACTTTCTTCTAGTAATTGATAAGGCAAAGATAGCTTGCGATACCGCTAAAAACCCCATTGTAGAGCATTTTGTTGACGTCAACAAGTCAATTCCAAACGGTTATAACACAACAAGAGATATCAAAGATTTTAAACTTACCCGTTACGCTTGTTACCTTATTGTCCAAAATGGTGACCCACGAAAAGAAGTTATAGCACTTGGCCAAACCTATTTCGCGTTGAAAACTCGTCAACAAGAGCTACAAGAAAACTTTGACAATCTTACCGAAGAACAGAAACGCCTTGCTATCCGTGACGAAATTAAACATCACAATAAATCATTATCTGAGTCTGCTGGCAATGCTGGCGTTAAGAACTTTGGAAGATTTCACAACTCAGGATACAAGGGGTTATATGGTGGGCTAACTATGCAGGATATTCATAACCTCAAAGAACTAAACGAAGGGGAGCATATTCTGGATTTTATGGGGAGTGCTGAATTAGCTGCTAATTTATTCCGTGCCACTCAGACCGACGAAGTTCTACGACGTAGAAACATAAAAGGCGAAGATCTCGCAAATGATACCCATTTCAACGTAGGCCGAACCATTAGAAATACCATGAAAGAACTTGGAACAACCATGCCGGAGAATCTCCCTGCTCCTCGTGAAAGTATACAAGAGTTGAAAAGCAAACAGAAAGAACTTGAAAAACAAGCTGATAATAACCAACTTTCGCTCTTTGATGATATGTAATAGTGGGCAATATAAGCCCCATATCCGCCTTGTTTTCTACTCTGGTACAATTTACCGTCTGACTAATTAAAATCGAAAATAGGGGTATTCTCGTAGCCCCTCGCATGGTATAAACTCAAAATCTTTTCTAATTGCTTGCCTGCTGATGGAAAAAGGAGTAAAACCATGAAAATAACAGAATACACCAAAAAAGACGGTTCTACAGTCTATCGCTCTAGCGTCTACCTTGGTATCGATACCGTAACAGGTAAGAAAGTCAAGACGACTATATCAGGGCGAACCAAGAGAGAACTCAAAGCCAAAGCACTACAGGCTCAAATAGACTTTGAAAAAGGAGGGGCTACAGTATATAAAGCGGTGGAGATAAAGACTTACGCCGAACTGGTGGAGAATTGGCTAGAAACGTACTGCCATACGGTTAAAAAATCGACCTTAATGGGTACCAAATTCAAAATAGATAAATATCTACTTCCAGCTTTCGGAAATTATAGGCTGGATAAACTGACGCCCCCAATCATTCAAAAGCAAGTCAATCAATGGGCAAAAGACTATAATCAACTAGGCAAAGGATTCCAAGAATATCCGCTCCTTCACTCTCTAAACAAACGCATACTTAAATATGCCGTATCTTTGCAAGCTATCCCCTTTAACCCTGCCCGTGATGTTATCGTGCCACGTCGTAAGGAAAAAGAAGGGCAAAAACTGAAATATCTGGATGATGATAACTTAAAAAAATTCTTGACTTACCTGGAGCAGCTGCCAAACACTTACAAAAATTTCTTTGATACGGTGCTATATAAGACACTTTTAGCTACTGGTTTGCGCATTCGTGAGTGTCTAGCCTTAGAGTGGTCTGATATTGACCTAAAAAACGGCACACTAGACGTAAATAAAACGTTAAATATTATCAAAGAAATCACTGGCCCTAAGACTAAATCAAGCGTTAGAATGATTGACTTGGATAATAAGACGGTACTCATGCTACGGCTCTATAAAGCAAGACAATCCCAAATTGGGAAAGAAATGGGGTTGACCTATGAGAAAGTATTCTCTAATAGCTTTGATAAGCATATAGACGCTAGAATGCTTAGTTTCAGGTTAGTAAAACATTTGGAACGTGCTGGATGCCCTCGTTTTACGTTCCACGCCTTCCGCCACACTCATGCTAGTATCTTGCTCAATGCTGGACTACCTTACAAAGAGATACAAACACGGCTCGGTCATGCAAAACTTTCTATGACCATGGATATTTATAGCCACCTATCCAAAGACAATCAGAAAAATGCTACTTCATTTTATGAAAAAGCCATTGAAAAATTAAAAAGTTCCTAA